AGAAGGCTAAATGAGCGAAGCCCTTACGGACACCACTGCGCAGACCACCGAAGCGGCCTCCCCCACGGAGGCCGTTGTCGTATCTGGGGCTCAAGACGCCGCTCCCGTCGCGGAGCAGGGCGGCACGCTTCTAGGCAGCGATCCTGTCGAGAAGCCTGTCGTCGCCCCTGCGGATTGGCCGGATGATTGGCGCGCCAAGGTAGCCGGCGAGGACGCCAAGGAGCTTGCACGTCTGCAGCGCATGGGTTCGCCCGCCGACGTGTGGAAGGCATACCGCGCCCTTGAGGCGAAGATCAGTTCCGGCCAGTTGAAGCAGGGCCTCAAGCCCGACGCCACGCCGGAAGAGATCAAGACGTGGCGAGCCGAGAACGGCCTGCCGGAAAGCCCCGAGGGGTACAAGCCGCAGCTTCCCAACGGGATGATCCCCGGCGAGGCGGATGCGCCGCTGATCACGGGCTTCCAGAAGACGGCCCATGAGTTGGGCATGACGCCCGACCAGTTCAACAAGACGCTGGCCTGGTACTACAACGAGGTCGATGCCAACGCCGCACAGAGCGTGGAGAACGACAAGGCATTCCGCGCTGCGGCCGAGGACCAGTTGCGGGCCGAATGGGGTCCGCAGTACCGCGCCGAAGTGAAGGGCATCGCCAACTTCCTCGAGGCGTCCGCGCCGGCAGGACTGAGCGACGTTCTGTTCAACTCCCGCACTGCTGACGGCAAGCTGCTTGGCGATCACCCCGAGGTGCTTCGCTGGCTTTCCGGCATGGTGCGCACTGTAAATCCGATGAGCACGCTTGTTCCTGCCGGATCTGCTGATCCGATGAAGGCCGGCGAGGCTCGCATCCAAGAGATCGAAGGCATCATGAAGACCGACCAGCGTCGGTACTGGAACGATGCCGAGATGCAGCAGGAATACAGCCGTCTGCTTGAGGCTAAGTCCTCGATGACGGGCCGCGCTGCCTAACACCGCGCCTCGACCGGACAACCCGCAAGGCCCCGGTTCCCGCGCACCTGACTACCTCGACCAACGCTGAAGCCCCACGCAACGCGGACCGGCCCCGACAGGGCAACCCGTGAAGGCGGCTGCATGGGCAACCGGATGCTGGCGGTCACTCAAGAACCCCCTCCAACATCATAGGTGATCCCATGGCCGCTACGGCTTTCCAGATCCAGTATAGGCAGGAGTTTATCTCCGCCTTCGAACAGCGCCAGTCGCTGCTTTCCGCCTCCGTCACCCGCGAAGCGGTGATGAAGGGTAATCAGGCGACCTTCCTCGTCGCCGGCTCCGGTTCGGCCACCGCCGTCACGCGCGGCGTCAACGGCCTCATCCCGGCCCGCAACGACGACCTGAACCAGTACACCGCGACGCTGGTCGAGTGGCATGACCTCGTGCAGCGCACGGGCTTCAACTTGTTTGCCTCGCAGGGCGACGGTCGTCGCATCATGCAGGAAACCACGATGGGCGTGATCAATCGCAAGATGGATCAGGACATCTTGGCGGAATTGGCAAACGGCACGCAGGACGCTGGTGCTGCCGCCACCCTGTCTCTCTCCAAGGTCATGCACGCTGTTGCCATCCTCGGCAACGCCGACGTGCCGATCTCGGAAGAGGACAAGATGTTCGGCGTCATCTCGCCGGCTGGCTACGCCTACCTGATGCAGACCAAGGAGTTTGCTTCGGCCGACTACGTCGAGGTGAAGCCCTTCTCTGGTCCGATCCGCACGTTCCGGCGCTGGGCCGGCATCAACTGGATCATGCATCCGAACCTCAGTGGTGCCGCTGGCGCTGCGGAGCTTTGCTACATCTACCATCGCGATGCCATCGGTCAGGCCGTGAACACGGGCGAGATGGATATGAAGGTCGGTGTGGACGAGGAGCAGAACTACTCCTACGCGCGTTGCAGCGTGTTCATGGGGTCGAAGCTCCTGCAGAACACGGGCGTGGTGAAGATCACGCACGACGGCTCCGGCTACGCCGCCACCTAATGACGGGGGGCTAGGCCCCCTGTTTCTTCCTCAACTCACAATCTAGGAGGCCAATCATGGCTTATTCTGCTTCGGCTCCTCCGATGCTCGTCGCACAGGGCATCGGTGGTTACGGCAAGGTGTGGATGTACGTCACGGCTGCTGATGCCGCGGGCGCGATCGACGCCAACGACTTCATCACCAACGGCGCGGCGCTCGGTCTGTCCGTGTCGGACACGGTGTTCGTGGTCGATACCGCCACCCCGCTGACCACGCTGCACCGCGTCGAGTCCGTGACCGCAGGCGGCGCTGCCGACCTCGCGCTCGGCACGACCGTCGGCTCGGCCACCACGGGCGACTAACCACTGGGGCGGGCCAAGTCTATTTGGCCTATTTGGCCTATTTGGCCCGCCCTTCCCTCTTGACACCAACCCAGGTGACTTATGGCTGAAGCCGCTACTATCGAAGCCCCTGTCGTTCCGGTTCCGGTTCCTCCGAGGCCGATGCCGAAGATGCTGCCCGAGGCTCGTTTCTCGCTGGCATCCTACGCGACGAACCGTTGGTCGGTGACCTTCGATCCCAATACGCCGTATGAACGCATGTTCGAACCTGACTTCTGGTCGCATGTTGGTCGCAAGTTGCGAATCGGGGACATCATAGAAGTCCATGCGGAAGACACGACGTGGTTCGCGGAACTGTATGTGGTTGCGGCCCATCGGCTTTCGGCCAAGGTCGTCCTTCTGCGCAAGGTTGATCTGGCTCCTGCGTCGGAAGTCGCTGCGCCCGCATCGCCCCTGAGCGTCAAGTATCGCGGCCCCCACGCTCGCTACTGCGTCATGCGCGGCGAGAACGTGATTGCCGAGAAGTTCCAGACGGAAGCTGAGGCGATGGTCGAACTCGCCAAGCTCCGCAACGCTTTCTAAGGGCTGAGACATGGCGTCCAAATTGTCCATCTACAGCGGCGCGTTGCGTGCGCTGGGCGAACGACGCCTGTCGTCCCTCACTGAAGATCGGTCGTCCCGTCGTGAACTGGACGACGCCTACGATGATGTCGTGGCGAACTGTCTGGAGAGCGGCTACTGGAACTTCGCCATGCGGACGGTGGAACTAGAAGCAGCCACCGACCTTGCCCCCGAGTTCGGCTTTACCTACACCTACGAGAAGCCGACCGACTGGGTTCGCACGTTCAACATATCTGCCGACGAGCGGTTTGGCACGCCGTTGGATGAGTACAACGACGAGGGGTCGTACATCTTCTGCGACGTAGAGCCTCTGTATCTACGCTACGTCTCAAATGATGCCGATTTCGGTGCCAATTTGAGCATCTGGCCGCGCTCCTTCGTGACGCTGGTCGAGACGGCGCTGGCCCATGCCATCGTGCTGAACGTCACTGGGTCGGGCGAGAAGTGGGACATGCTCGACAAGAGGCTGCGGCGCGAGCGGATGAATGCCCGCGCCAAGGATGCGATGAACGAGCCGGCCGGGCGTATGCCGGAAGGAACGTGGGTTCGCTCGCGTGACGGTGGGTTGCGCACCCGCTCCCGCTGGAACGGACGCTTTAGCTAAGGTATAATTGGGCCTTCTCAACGAGGAGGTTCCGATGTCGTCTGAACTCGAACAGCATGTTCGTGTTGTGGCTGCGTTTGAGGCGAAGGTCGCCGACTTGCAGGAAGCGTTCCACGAACTGTGCGCAAACGACGACATCCTTCGGGTGGGCCTTGTCGCTGCTGAAGACGAGCGGTGCGGGGTGTCGTGGGACGAGACGCTGGACGCTTTTCCCGATCTTGAGGAAGACGTCATCTTGGAACTGCGCGAAAAGTATCTGGAAATTTGGAAGAGGTTCTACGTCATGACGGGTGTGTGGAGTGCCTAAACAGAACGTCGCGCAACACGCATTCAACAGGGGGACAGTATCAGTCCTGGCGCTCGCGCGCACGGACGTTGACCGCCTTCGGCTGAGTGCGGAGACGCAGACGAACTGGATGCCGCGCACGCTCGGCCCCATGATGCTGCGGCCGGGCCTGGGCTACAAGGCCAGCACGTACAACGACACGAAGGCGCGGGTGATCCCGTTCGTGTTCTCGGCGTCGGACTATGCCGCGCTGGAGTTCACCGAGGGTGCGCTTCAGGTTCTGGTTGGCGATGCGCTGGTGACGCGCCCGACCGTCACCACGGCCATGAACAACTTCACGGTGCCTGCATCGTGGACGCTGGCATCAACCGGAGGCGGCCTTTCAACGATCTCGTCCGACAAGCTGACGCTGAACCTTGTTACGGAGGGCGGCACGGCGACGGCGACGCAGTTCGTAGCGCTCGGGTCGAGCGGCGTGCTGCACGCCATCCGCATCGTGGTTGAGCGCGGTCCTGTCCGGTTCCGTGTCGGCACTTCGTCTGGAGCAGACGACTACATCGCTACAACCTCGCTGGATACCGGCACGCATAGCCTTGCCTTCACGCCGACCGCCAGTTTCTTCGTCCAGTTCGAAGGGTTGTCGCGCGTTACCAAGATTGTGTCGTCCTGCTCGCTTGAGGCGGCGGGCGTGATGGTCCTGACGACGCCTTACGATGAGCCAGACCTGACGCTAATCCGCACTGATCAGTCTGCGGATGTCGTCTATGTCGCCTGCACGAACCATCAGCAGCGCAAGGTGGAACGGCGCGGCACCTATTCGTGGTCCTTTGTCGAGTACAAGACCAACGACGGGCCGTTCAACTTCAATCCCGACACGTCGGTCAGCCTGACGCCGGGTGCTGTATCGGGCAATACGACACTGACGGCATCACGCCCGACGTTCAAGGCGTCGCATGTCGGTGCATTGTTTGAACTGACGCACACGGGACAGGTCGCCTCGGCCAGCCTAACGGCATCGGATACATACACCACGACAATCCGCGTTAATGGCGTCGATGCTGGACGTGTCTTCTCGATCTCGATCACCGGCACATGGTCTGGCACCTTGACCATGCAACGCTCGTTCGACAGCGAGACGACCGGCTTCAGCGACGTGACGACGTGGACGGGGAACGTTACGCAGAGCTACGACGACACCCTCGACAACTCTATCGTCTGGTATCGCATCGGCTTCAAGCCGGCAGCCTACGGGTCTGGAACGGCGGTGGTCGCGCTCGCCTTCCCCGGCGGCTCAGGCACGGGCGTGGCGCGGGTTCTGGAGTTCAACTCCAGCACGTCGGTCAACGTCGAAGTTCTCGACGCCTTCTCCAACTCGACGGCGACGTTTGAGTGGCGCGAGGGGGCATGGTCCGACCGCAGGGGGTGGCCGACTGCGGTCAAGCTCCATGAGGGGCGGCTGTGGTGGGCGGGAAATGATCGGATCTGGGGTTCTGGGTCCGACGACTACACGTCTTTCAACGACATGGAAGAGGGGGACGCCGCGCCGATTGACAGGTCCATCGGGCAGGGTCCGATTGCCACCATCAACTGGCTTGCATCCACGGAACGGCTGATCGCGGGCGCGGACTCGTCCATCATCCAAGCCAAGTCGTCCAGCTTCGATGAGCCGCTGACGCCGACGAACTTCAATATAAAACAATTCAGTACGCAGGGCTCGGCAGCACTGGAAGCGGTCAAGGTCGATACGCGCGTGATGTACGTGCAGGCGAGCAACCGCCGCATCTATCAGGTCGTGTTCGACATCAACATCCAGTCCTACAAGACCGCCGACATGACGCGGTTGAACGAGGAGATCGGCCTGCCGGGCTTCGTGGACATCGCTGTCCAGCGCCAGCCTGACACGGCCATTCATTTCGTGCGGGCTGACGGCAAGGTGGCGGTGCTGCTGTACGACGCGGACGATGGCGTCGAGGCGTGGTGGCTGGTCGAGACGGACGGCGTGGTCGAGGCGGCTTATGTCCTGCCCGGCACACTGGAAGACAACGTCTACTATGTGGTGCGGCGCACCATCAACGGGCAGACCAAGCGGTATCATGAGAAGTGGGCGCGCATTGACGAGTGCGAGGGCGGCACGCTGAACAAGCAGGCCGACAGTTTCATCGTCTATTCGGGCGTGGCGACGGCTACCATCACCGGCCTCGACCACCTTGAGGGCGAACAGGTCGTGGTGTGGGCGGACGGGGTGGATCTCTCGGCGGGACGTGGAGCAGCGCAGACGCTCTACACGGTGACGGGTGGTTCCATCACACTTGGTACTACAGTGACGAATGCGGTGGTGGGCCTGCCCTACACGGCGACGTTCAAGTCAGCCAAGCTCGCCTATGCGGCGGGTGGCGGCACGGCGTTGTCGCAGTCCAAGCGGCTGGACCATCTCGGCCTCATCCTCGCCAAGACGCACCAGGACGGCCTGTACTACGGCGCAGAGGCCGACACGACGTGGCCGCTCCCGAATGTCGAGGGCGCGGAGAACGTGTCTGACACGGCCGTCTGGGAGCATTACGACGAGGGCATGGTCGAGATGCCGGGTCTATGGACGACCGACGCTCGGCTGCATCTGCTCGGCTACGCACCCCGGCCGGTGACGGTCATGGCTGCCATCATCAGCATCACGACCAACGGATAACCCATGCAATTTGCAAACGAGGTCCGCACCGCGCGGGCCGTCGCGCTGGCTGAAAAGCTGGCGGGCGGCACGCTTTGTGTCCGCACGGGCGAGAAGCCTGCTGCTGCCACGGATGGCGATGCGGGAACCGAGATCGTCAGCATGAAGCTGCCCGAAAAGATGACGGTGAAAGACGGCGTGCTGTCTGCCGTTGCTGCGCCCCTGCGGGGGATTGCAGCGGCGAAGGGCGTGCCGGGTCACTGGCGTGTGACGAAGGGCAGCAAGTGCGTTGCGCAAGGCTCCGTGGGCGTGGGCTTCCCCATCCCGGCTGAGGAAATCGAGCAGGGCCAGATGATCGAGATGCGATCATGGAACATAACTGAAGGGAATATCTGATGGCTTCGATGATCTACCACAACTTTTTCGAGCGTCTGGGCCGAGGTGCCGGCGACTTGCAGTCCGTGACTGTCAAGTGCGCGCTGGTCACGTCGTCCTACACGGCGAACAAGGACCACGACTTCTTCGACGACGTGAGCGCCAACGAAGTCGCAGCGACGGGCAACTATGTGGCCGGCGGCGACACGATCACGGTGACGGTCACGGACGACGATGCGAACGACCGATGCGATATCGTGTTGGGCGAGGCACAGTGGACTACAGCGACCATCACGGCTCGCGGGGCTGTCTACTACGTGGACACGGGCGGTGCGTCCTCGACCGACTGGCTGATTGCCCATGTCGATTTTGGTACTGATCAGTCCTCCTCGTCGGGAACGTTCACCTTGTCAGCCTCGACCGTTCGTATCCCGACCTAATAAGGCGGCAGCCCTGTGGCGATCTCCTATGTAGGCAGCAAAGGAGCAGGATCAGCCGGTCAGGGCGGCGGTTCAATATCGCTGACGACCGGCTGGTCTGGTGGGTCCGGCGGAAACCCCCTTGAGGGCGATCTTGTCGTCGTCACGGTCAGCGTCGGGTCTGCTGGTCGCACGCCTACAATTGCGATTGCTACGCCGACCGGCTACACGCCGCTTACGGTCCAGCGCACAAGCGCGACGGCCTACGACACGAACGTCCAGACTTGCTATAAGATTATGGGGGCGACGCCGGATACGGCGGTTACGATCCCTGCGTCTGGCAGCGCTCTGGACGGCATTGCCTACACCATCCACGTCTTCCGTGGCGTTGACCCGACCACGGTCCAGGATGTCACTCCGACTTACGCCACCGGCAGCGGCACCAACAACCTACCCAATCCCGCCTCGATCCAGCCGACCACATCGGGCGCGTGGATCTACTACGGCGGCGGCGGTGCCGCAGCGAATGGAACGACCGTCTACACCGCCAGCTATCTGAGCGGCTTTATCAGCTTCAACGGGGCGGACAACAACGACGGCACGGTCGGTGCCGGGTATTTCGAGTGGACCAGCGGCGCTTACGACGGCGCTGCGTGGACGGGCGGCAGCGCCAACGCCGACAACTCGTGGGGCTGTACGTCCCTTGCGATGCGTCCGCTCTCTGTGGTCAACGTGTCTCCGTCAGGCGAGACGCTGACTGCCAGCCCGACACTGACGAGTGGCAGTGCCACCGGCACGGCATCCGTTACTGGAGCAACGCAGACTGCCACTCCGAGCCTGGTTGATGGCTCGGTTACTGGCACGGCGAGCGTCACCGGCGAGACGCTATCCGTCACTGTCTCGCTGGTTGACGGCAGCGCAACAGGCACGGCGTCTGTTGCCGGCGAGACGCTGACTGCTACGCCGACCCTTGTCGATGGGACTGTCACCATTGGCAATTCCGTCAACGAGCTTCTTCGCGAGGATGGGTTCTTCGTTCTCCGCGAGGATGGCGGGACAATCCTCCTCGAGGACAATGCCGTTGATGTCAACGTCAACGGAGAAACGCTTACCGTCACGCCGACGCTCATTGACGGCGGTGTCGGCATCAACACGACGGCAAGCGAACTGCTTCGCGAGGACGGGTATCTTGTCCTTCGTGAGGACGGCGGGACAATCCTGCTGGAACTCAGCGGCGACGTTTCGCTGTCTGGCGAGGTTCTGTCGGTCACGCTGACGCAGATCGACGGGACGGTATCCGGCACTGCCTCTGTCACGGGAGAAACCCTTACAACCACGCCAACCCTTGTAGACGGGACGGCGACAGGCACAGCCAGCATTACGGGCGAGACGCTATCAGTCTCCCTGACGCTGCTGGACGGCACGGCAACGGGAACGGCCAACG